CTGGCAGGACGTTTACGGCCACGCAATCGCGCGCGTCTCGAAGTTTGAGGAGGTGGGGCGCTCGAAGATTTACAACGTGAGCCAAGCGCCCGAGATGAGCGCCGAGGTCGGCAACGTCGAAGACACGAGCTTCCGTTCGGGCAATCAGCAGGAGTGGCACGCGCTTTGTTCGTCGTGCGGCAAGGCGCATCCGGTCGCGTTCTCGCATCCGTCGATTGACGACAGGGAAACGCGCGGCGGCGTCGTCTGGGACAAGACAGCGAAACGCGACGACGAGACTTGGGACGTGGCGCGAGCGATTGAAACAACGCGGTTCCGTTGCATTCACTGCGGGCACGAGTCACCGGACACGGACGCGACGCGCAACCACTGGCGCAAGACTGGGCACTACATCGCCGAGCGACCCGACGCGCCGGCTGAAATCAAAAGCTTTCGCATCGAGGCGCTCGTTGCTCGCCCGATGAAGATGCTCGTCGAAGAGTTTTGCGAAGCCGAGAACCAGTGGGCGAAGCGCGGCGAGGACCGAATGAAGATGGAGTTTCGCACGAAGCGCGAAGCGAAGCCGTGGATTGTCGAAAAGAAAACCGTAAACCTCTTCGTGCAGTCATCCGGCTACAAGCTCGCCGACTACGCGCAAGGCCAAGGCGTCGAGAACGAGTCCATCCGCTTTATGACTATCGACCGTCAGCTCGACCACTGGTGGGCGGAGGTCGGCGCGTTCTCGACAAGCGGCGGCACGCGATACCGGCAACTCCACTTCGGGCGAATCGACACACGGGACCAATTGCGGGCGCTTCAACTGCGCTACAAAGTCGCCGACGCGTGCGTTGCGCAGGACCGGGGCTATCGACCGAGCGACGTGGACCGCGATTGCGCAGACTTCGGTTGGCGCTCAATGCGCGGACATGCGCGCAAGACCTGGACGATGCGGGACGAGGCCAGCGGGAAGCTGATTAACTTTCCTTTCTCCGAGCCGCAGGTGTCGGACTATCGCGGCGGCGACGTCTACTTCTACAACTGGTCGGCTGATTACGCGAAGGATATGCTTTCGATGGCGCTGGAGGGGAAGGGAGACCTGAAATGGGAATTGCCGGATGATGTGAATCCGCTTTACTTGCAACACTTGAAGGGCGAATCAAAAGTTGAAATCAGGTCCGGCGTTTGGGAATGGCGCGAGGTCAAGAGCAACGCCGCGAATCATGGGCTGGATACGTCGGCAATGATGATTTGCGTTGGGCTAATTTCGGGAGTAATCAGGTGGAGTCCGACAACGACATGACCGAAGAAAAAACAAAACTAAAACGCGGGCATCGCAGAGACGACGGGCTGATTTTTTGGGCGTCGGCTAACGGATATGAAACATGGGTTTCGCCGGATGAATTTATCGACAAGAAGGCGAAAGCGAGAGCGGCGACGGCTCAATGGAGAAACGCCGACCCACTCAACGCGCTGAAGTCCAGAAAATGGGCTGCGAATTGGAGGAAAAATAATCCGCAAAAGGCAAAAGAATCGTGCGCCGCGTGGGTAAAAAGAAACCCAGAAAAGGCAAAGGCGAAGCAGATTCTTTGGAAGTCGCGTAACCGCGAGAAAGTCAGCGAAGCCGCGCGGAAAAAGTATCAAAAGCAAAAGTTGAGCAATCCCGATGCGATGAGGGAAAAGTCTAGGCTTTCAGCTATCAGGTGGAGGGCGAATAATCCCGAGCTTTCAAAGCAAAGGATGCGAGAATGGCAGATTAAAAACGCCGCCAAGACGGTCGCCTACACGCAAAAAAGAGACGCTCAAAGAAAAGCGTCAATTCCGGCTGACTGCTGGGAGAGTATAGTCGATGGACTTTATGAGATAGCCGAACGAATTTCTCGATGCACAGGGATCGCGCATCAAGTCGATCACATTTGGCCAATTTCAAAGGGCGGCAGTCATTGTCATCGAAATCTTCAAGTCATTCCGGCGTCGCTCAATCGAAAGAAGAGCGCGCGGCTGAATTTCAATTTGCCGAGTTGCTATCAGGTCGAGGGATGGCGCGCGCAAAAAACCACGGCCTCGACACCTCAGCAATGATGCTCTGCATCGCGACGATTGCCGGCGTCGTGCGCTACGTTCCTGCGACGGCGTAGGATTGGTTTTAACGGGGCGCGCTTTGGCGTGGCACTCGACAACCCATTTCTCGGCATCGACGCAACGACGTTGGCCACGTTCAAGTCGCGCGTAAGCGATGCAATCTTGGCCGTTCTGAGCAATCAAAGCTACTCGCTCAACGGCAAAAGCGTCACGCGCGCGGACCTCAATTCGTTGACGCAGATGCTCGGTCAAGTGCAGTGGGCGATTGACGACGCGAACGGAACGGCGCGCACCGAGACCTTTGTCAGCTTCACCGGAAACTGACCACGCTCATGGAAACCTTCGACCCGTCAAAAGTCATCGCCTCGCGTCCGTGGATCGACAAAGCCATTGAGGCCGTTGCGCCGTCCTGGGGAAAACAGCGTTTGCAATCGCGCGTTGAGACGGCGCTTTTCAGTTACAACGCCGCGCAGACCAACCGGCTCTACGCTCCGAAGACTTACGGGCAACCGAGCGAATCGACGCAGACCTCGCGCTCGCGCGTCGTGATGATGTGGGAAGCGCGCGACCTCGTTGAGAATTTCCCCGAGGCTCGCGAAATCACGCGCAAGTTCGGAAACTATCTCACGCCAAACGAATACTCCCCGACGACGCAGGACCGCACGTATAACCAGATCGTCGCCGAGTTTTTTCACGAATGGTGCAAGGGCTGCGACGTGACCGGACGGCACACATTCAAAAAATTGGTGCAGCTCGGCTGCGAGGAGCGCCCGGTCGACGGCGACTGCGGCTTTGCAATTCGACGCGTGGGCGACGTGCTCAAGATTCAGCTCGTGCCCGGAACGCGCATCGGCAATCCCAATTCGCTCGGCGCGGAGTCTGACAACTATTATCAAGGCATCATCACCGACGAGTTTGGCAAGCCGACCGCGTATCGCATCTACCGCGTGACGCGCGAGGGTGTGTATTTCGGCGCCGAGGACGTGGCCGCGCACAACTTCTGCCACTACTTCGACCCGTTCCGCGTCGATCAATACCGCGGGATCACTGACTTTCATGCGGCAATCAAAACCGCGCGGATGCTCTACGAAATCCTCGAAGCCGAAAAGGCCGGCGTGCGCTTCGCGTCGCAACAGGCGGCGCTTGTGTTTAATGACCGCGGCTCGGCGAATCCTCGCAACTTGTTCACGCCGCAACCGACGGTCACGATGCCGAACGGGCAGACGCAGCAGAACGAAATGTCAGAGGTCGGAATGATTCGTTACATGGGCGCCGCCGACCGCGTGGAAGTGATGCCGTCGCGCCCTTCCGCCGCGTTCTCCGGCTTCGTGCAGCATCTGATGCACGAGATTGCAATCGGCGTCGGCGTTCCCGAGGGAGTACTTTTCGGCACGCAGGATTACAAGGGGCCAAGCGTGCGCGCCGAGTTTGCGGCAGCTGATCGCGTGTTCACGCGGCACCAGGGCGTGCTCACCGACAAGGTTCTCGACCCGATCAAGAACGCAGTAATTCTCGACGCCATCGCGCGCGGGGAGATCCCGGCGCCGCCTTTGCTTGCCGGGGAAACCATCGTGCAGGCGCTCCGCCGCGCAACTACTGGCGAATGGCGCTTCCCGGCCAAGCTCTCAATCGACGTGGGCCGCGAGTCGGCGGCGAATCTCAACGAGAACCGCCAAGGCGCGAAGTCACTCCAAGAGATCGCCGGCGAAGAGGGCACGGACGCTTTCGCTCGCTTGGAGCAGATCGCGATTGAGGCAAGCTACGTCAAAGAACTCGCGACGAAGTACGGCATCCCCGAGACCGCGATTCGACTCGTGACTAATTCGCTTCCAAGCACGCCGGCAGCCGCAGCGGCAGCGGGTGAGAACGTCGCGACCGCGGCAGCACAGGCGCAGGTCGATTCGACCGCGGCAACCAATGCGGGCGTCGCTTCCGACGGCGGCGAGTCGAAAACCTCGTCCGCGCTTTCTGCGAATTTCGCCGAAGCCTCCTACGTGCCGAACGACGCGATGGTCGCAAATGCGAAACGTGCGCTCGACGTGCGCGAGAAAGCGTCGCCGTCGAACCGCGGAATGACTGACGTCGGCATCGCTCGCGCTCGCGACATCATGAACAAGCGCCCGCTCTCCGAGGATACGGTGCGGCGCATGAAGGCATATTTCGACCGGCACGAGATCGACAAGCAAGGCGAGACGTGGAGCGAGCAGGGCAAAGGCTGGCAGGCGTGGAACGGCTGGGGCGGGGACGCCGGCCAGACGTGGGCCAATGCAATCGTCGAGCGACTCAACGCTGGGCGAAACAGCTCGGCGCGTGAACGCATCGCGCTCGCTCTCGCTGGTCCGTCCGCAAGCAAGCTCGCCCGCAACGAGGCCATCGTGCGCAAGCAGGTTCGAATTGCCGCGATGCGGAAGCGTCTCGGCAACAGCAACGCGTCGCTCGAAATGACGCGGCACACATTTGAACGCCTCGGCGGGGTGAAACTAGCAACGACCGAAACCGAGCAATAACATGGACGAAACAACGACAAAGACGGTAAACCTTTCGTGCGTCGAACTCGTCGCCGAGAAAACCGGCGAACTCAACGGGCGCGTCGGCAAGATCGAGCATGACCTCGGCACGCAGACCGCCGCGCTTGACGCTGCCGTCGTCGCGCTTAACGCCGGCATTGAAGCGGTCGGCCTACTTCGCTCCAACGTGCTGCGCAATGACCTCGTGCAATGGAAGCACGCAATGTCCGCGCGCATCGCAAATCTCGAACTCGCTCTCGAAAAACTCAATTCCAGCAAATGAAACTCAACGAACCGCAGAACATCGAACAGAACTTTGACGAGCTCGAGCTTGTCGCCGAAAAAGCAGGCGAGCTAAACGACCGCGTGGGCAAGATTGAGGACGAGCTGGGCGCGCAGACCAAGACGCTTGAAAGCGCCGCGATGGTCCTGGACGCCGCAATCAAAGGGCTTGGCGCGCTCAAGCATCAGGTTTTAGAAAACGACATTGGCGCGCTCCAGCTCGCGCTCAACGACAAGACCGCGCATCTCGCGCGCGAGATCGGACGCTTCGAGTCTGCCGTTGCCGAGATTGATCGCCGCGCGGAAGCGGGCGACGAACAGCTTGCCGCGTCGCTTCGCGACATTGCGCTCGGGCTGCGCTCGTCCTTTGACGCGAAGTCCGTCGAGATTGCTGAATGGTCCGTGCGCGTGGAGCGCGAGATTGCCGCTCATTCCGTCGCATTAGCGGCCATTCCTCCGGTCATCAAGGGCGCAGACGCAAAGCCTTTCAACCCACGCGGGGAATGGCAAGCGGGCATGATTGCAAACTCGCTCGACGTGGTGAGCTACAACGGGTCGAGCTACATCTCCAACGAGGATGGCAACACGGAAAAGCCGACGCGCTCAACCAAGTACACGACGCTGGCGAAACGCTCGGGCAATGGCGCGGGCGGCGCGACGGACTTCGGAAGTCTCACCGGCACGATCTTGCCTGCGCAGGTTATTCCCGGTTCCGCGACCTACGCCGTGGGCGACGTGCTTTACGCCGGCACGACGGGCGCGCTTTCCAATCTCGCGGCGGGAACCTCGGGGCAACTTCTCTCGACGCAAGGCGCGGGCGCGGCTCCTATTTGGGTCAGCGCAACCGGCGGCGCAGGCGACGTGAACGGTCCCGGCAGCGCAACCGACAACGCGATTGTGCGCTTCGACGGCACGGGCGGAAAAACGGTTCAAAACTCGACCGTAATCGTCGGAGACACTGGCGCAATCACTGGCGTCGAGAGTCTCAAGTCGTCCACTAGCGGCGGTCTTGCTATCATAGGCAGTGGAGGCACGACCGTTGCCACATTCGGTCCCGGCGCAGGCACAGGCGTCGCGTTCAATTCAAGCGGGCTCACCGGCGTCAACTCCGTCACGGCAGCATCCTCCACCGCGCTCACCCTCGCAGGCGGCACCTCGGGCGCGAGTCTGGTGCTGGGGCAGGGGACGACGGCGGGCGGACTCACGCTCACGCCCACAGGGACCGCCAGCCTCATCGTTAATCTATCGGGCAGCGGGTCACTAGCCAACTCGACGTGGAACTCAGGCGGCGCGGCGGGGGTGGGTTTTGACTTTAAGCGCACGACCGCAACGGCTACGGCTGGAGGCGGTC